GTGGTGGAGAAAGTGGGAACATGAAGAACCGCCTCCTTGCGAATATATTATCCAGTCGTACGACACGGCGTACTCCAAAAAAGAAACGGCTGACTATTCTGTTATCAGCACTTGGGGAGTATTTACTCCTAGCATTGATACTGGTCCTAATATCATCCTCCTGGGTGTACGTAAAGGACGGTATGACTTTCCAGAACTTAAACGAGTCGCTCTTGAAGAGTATAAATATTGGAACCCGGACAACGTGCTCATTGAAGCAAAGGCAACTGGGACACCCTTACAACAAGAACTGCGTCGTCTTGGTATCCCTGTAACTATGTACAGTCCCGGTGGGCGAAAAGTGGGCCAGGATAAAGTCTCCAGGGCTAACGCAATTGCGCCTATACTGGAGTCTGGAATGGTCTGGGCTTCTGACGATGAGTGGGCCCAGGACCTAATTGAGGAATGTGCATCCTTTCCCAATGGCTCACATGATGACCAAGTAGACTCAATGACCATGGCCCTGTCCCGTTTTAGAGCAGGAAACTTTATTTCCCTAGGCACTGATTATGAAGAAGAATACAGTGGCAAAGAGGTTGTGCACGAGTATTATTGATCATATAATCAGGAAAACCCACAAGGAGTCGTATGAAGGTTTCTGAAATTGATCCTATTCCGCCTATGGAGCCTAGCAAAGAGTCTCCTAGAAAAGTAGATAAAGTCACACCTAAGCCTGAATCAAAAGAAGGCTTTAAGGAAATCTACCTAAAGGAAAGAGCTGCTCGAGGCGGGGGCAGTGGTGCTCCAGTAAAGCCTGTGGATATGTACAAGCGTAGCCCTGTATACAAGAAGGGCGGTTCAGTGACCATGGCCCATCGTCGAGCAGACGGTATTGCTAAAAAGGGTTTCACTAGAGGTGGCATTTAATGGCTAAAGAAACAGCAAAGCAAGACCTAGAGTCCATACAAGCAATTATCAAAGACGCTGCTGCAAAAGAAGGCGTTGATCCTGAGCTCATGCTAAAGATTGGCGGAGCAGAGTCTAGCTTTAGGCCGGGGGTTAAAAACCCTAAAAGCACTGCTAAAGGACTATTTGGCTTTTTAGATTCTAGCTGGAAAGAGATGGGTGGCAAACCAGGAGAGCAGTACATCCCAGAAAAAAACGCCGAAATGGGCGCAAAACTTATTAAAAAGAATTTTGAAGCACTCTCCTCAGCATTAGGCCGTGAGCCAAGTTACGGGGAAGTTTATGCAGCGCACTTCTTTGGCCAACATGGAGCCAAGACTCTTCTGACCAAAGCAGATCCAAACGCCCCGATTGAGAAATCGCTGGCTATGTTTGAATCTCCAAAGCGTGTTCAAAAAGTATTAAAACAAAATCCAAACTTGCAAGGTAAAACCACCGGGCAAGTCATCGAAGAGCTCAATGCGAAGATGGCCAGTAAAAACAAGCCAGCGCCCGTTGCTCAAGAACCAGCTCCCACGAAACAAGGACCAAGTTGGTTCCGTCGTCCGGTTCCCCAATTTATTCGTTCTGAAGCTCCCAACCTGGGGACAGGTTATAACGCCGCATTTGCTCTTATGGGCATGAGTGACGATGAGTTGACCACGGCCCAAGAGATAGTAGCGCAGAACGAGGAAGACAACGCCGTTGCGGACTTTAGCCAAGCCAAGCAAATGTTAGCTGGTATCCAAGCTCCCAATGCTTTTGCAAAGCAACCTAAAATGCTGTCAAAAGGTGGTGAAGCAAAAAAGGATGATAAGGACAGCGATCACGATAAGCGTGCTGTCCAGTTTTTTGAAGAGCTTAAAGAACCAGGAAAAGACTTATCCATTCGCCCTACTTTTGAATTAGCGCCTTCTAGCACAGTTATCCCTGGAATAGGTCATCAAATAGTGCCTGCCACAGTCACAGGTAAGTTAGAAGCGGAGTTGCCATTATTGAATGGACAAGTAAAAGCCGGGGTCAGTGGCATAGCAACCAAGCCCCAGGGTCAAAAAGTAATGATGATGCCGGGTGATTTTTCTATGGGTTATAGCACCCAGCAAGGCCCACATCAAGTTAGTTTGGAAGCACGTCGCTCAATCAATTCAATGCCTAGTCCTACCGGCGGTCGTGGACATATGTACGGCGCTAATGTTAATTACGTATATAAGTTTGCTGAAGGCGGCGAAGCTAAAGCCATGCTCAAGGAAGTAGGCCGTAGCACGCAGTATTTACCCGCAGATATCGCAGGCTCACCAGTTGATCTAGTCAATCTAGGTCTTAAGGGTGTTGACGCTATGACTGGCAGCAAGCTTGCATCAGAACTACCCGTGGGCGGCGCAGAGTGGATCATTAATAAAGCCAATGAGTATGGCCTCATGGACAAACCCACTGGTTCCATGACAGAAACCTTGACTCGTTTTGGTATAGGCTTAGCTTCTCCAGCCGGTGTAGCCAAAGGCGTAGCAATGGCAGGCAATAAAGCGGCAAACGTAAGCCGTAAAGCCTTGGACGAGATATATGAACTAAGTAGTATTTCTAAAGCTAAAAAAGCAGCGGATATTGCCGAAGCACCTCCAGCCCCAACCCTTACAACGCCTCAGTCAATTGCCCCTGCTTATACAGAGCGTGTACCGGATAAGCCAAAAGGCGAAGCTCGTTCTATGCTAAACGAGATTGATCCAGAGATTCAAAAGCTGATCACTGCGCCAAGAGTAAAAGGATTTGAAGGCCCACAACTACCTAAACGTGAATTGACTACACCAACACGTGAGCGTCCATTTGTTAGCACTTTGGATAAATTCTTTGAACAAGGCGACAAGCCTGTTACTGTTGAGCAGCTGACCAATCAGTTGGCTAAAGGCACTCGTGACTATGAAATGAATCGAGTAACTCAATTACTCGAGGGCAAGTCACCAAAAGATAAAGTACGTCCATCCGATTTATTAGAGCAACTCAAACAAACTTCACCTGCACGATTTAAGGTGGAGATCAAAGAGCCTGATCCTAAAAACATGGGCCAATTCTATTCTTCTATGGAAAACCCATTCCCAAGCAAACCAATGGGAACAGTCAACTTATTGGAAGATGTTGCTCCACAAGAAAAGTTGGCAAACCAATATACATCCGACTTGTACCACAAAGAATTGTTTAGATATAAGTCGTCAAATCTTTATTCTCCTGAAGAAAGAGACGCTTCAGTCAAGCAGTTAGAAGCGTTCTTTAGTGGTCCTATGGCAAAAGAAGTGGCTGGCAATAATTTAACGTCCTCATTTAAACGGGATGTGCCAGAGATTCGTAAACTAAATAAAGACTTGTCGGAAATGCGAGGAGACGCAACTATCATTACCTATCCAAGCCAAGCAAACCAATATGGTTTTGATTTTTTCCAAGAAAAAAACAAGCTTTTAAATGAGTTTTTTGAAAATAACCCTGGTTTAAAAAGAAATGTAGACGGTTATTCAAAAGCGGAAAAAGTCATTGATCCTATTGTTAGAAATAAAGCAGAAGAAGCAATTCTTGCTGGCCTTGACAAAAAGTATGGCACAAAAATGCTGGAGCATAAACAAGCACTGGGCAACGAGTGGACTAAGCGAATGACTAGCTTCGAAAAAGGCAAAGTTACTGAACGCATGTTAGGCGATGTGATTGGTGCTGAAATGACTGCTTCTATGAAACGCCTGGAAGCTTTGGAAAAACCATACCGTGATACGGTAGCAAAAGCCTATAACAACAAAGGTATTTACAGCGGACAGCACTCTACAATTGCCAAAGACAATCCCATATCTTTTAGCCGCTTCCAAGACCTTACTTTGCCTACCAAAGAAAATGTTATGGTTTTCCCTGAGTTGCAATCAGATCGTTATGATGAGCTGCTTAAAAAAGGCACTAAGGGTGGAAGCCAATACCAAGACATGGATGAACTTTCTAACCTTGAGCAAAGGCTAGATTCTGTTACTCGTAAAATATACAAAGCGGAAGCTCCGCAAGCAAGAGATGAGTTAAAACTTGAGAACAAGAAGATAGAGCAGCGTATTATTAACTTGAGAGAGCGTATTCAGGCTGGAACTTACAACACACCTGAATTTATCCCAGGCATCGAGCGTATGCCACAGGTTATGCAACAACTTATGGTAAAAAATGCGGTAACTGCTGGTATCCAGCGTGGTAAAAACGGAATAATACTTCCAGGTAGTGATTCAAAACAAGCCCAGCTTTATGAAAAGTTACCAAACAACATTCGTGCGGTAATAAAAGATCTAGGGCCGGGCTTTGAAATGAGAAAAATACCCCTAAAATATGAAGATGGGTCTACAATTGAGCGTTATGGCATCTTTTGGAAAGACGATGCAGCGAAAAGAATTGATAAAGAGGGTGTTCGCTTTAAAAAAGGTGGTATGGTAGACACAAACGATGATGAAAATCAGAAATACATCTAGGAATACACATGGCAATCCATAAATCCCGCCCCGAAGACGAAGAACAGATCGATATTGAGATGCCTGAGGCTTATAGAAAGCCTGAAGACGCTGATATTGAAGTCATTTTGGAAGAAGACGGTGGCGCAACCGTTGAATTAGGTGAAAAAGAAGACGAAGAAGTACCTTTTGATGCCAATTTAGCGGAAGTAATTGACCCTTCTGAGCTCGGATTCATCTCTTCCGAGCTTTTAGCGCTGTATGACGCTGATAAAGCTTCTCGTGGTGAGTGGGAAAAGCAATATTCCAAGGGCCTTGAGCTATTAGGCTTCTCCTACGAAGAGAGAACCAGGCCATTTAAGGGTGCTTGCGGTACTTCACACCCAATGTTGACTGAAGCCATCATCCAATTCCAGGCACAAGCATTCAAAGAGCTCATGCCAGCCGAAGGCCCTGTAAAAACCCAGGTACTTGGCAAGGAAACCCGTGAAAAATTAGCAAAAGCTGAGCGTGTTAAAGAGTTTATGAACTTTGAGCTCACCTGCGAGATGCAGGAATACACTCCTGAGTTTGATCAGCTCCTGTTCTACTCTGGTTACGGTGGTTCAGCTTTTAAAAAGGTCTATGAAGACCCACAAACTAACAAAATGGTCAGCAAGTTAGTGCTTCCTGACGATTTGTTCATTCCATACAACGGTTCTTCGGTGATGTCCAAGTGTCCACGCATTACGCACCGTATTCCAATGGATGTAAACGAGTATAAAAAGCTTGTAGCGTGCGGTTTTTACCGTGACGTTGAAGTAGAACCTTCCCAGGGTAACGTTGGCGATCAAATTCAAGATGCGTTAAATAAGATTACTGGTGTTGTGCCTTCTAGCGATCCTGAAGAGCTGTTTTTACTTGAATTTAACGTCGAATGGGACTTAGTAGGCTTTGAGGACAAAGACGAAGACGGTGAAGAGACTGGTATCAAGCTTCCTTACGTCATTACGATTGAAGAGCACAGCAATCAGGTTGTAGGTATCCGCCGTAACTGGAAAAAAGACTCTCCAAACAAACAACGTAAAGAATGGTTTGTGCATTACGTGTTAATTGAAGGTCCTGGAGCCTATGGTCTTGGTTTTGTACACTTAATCGGTGGTTTAACTAAGTCTGCTACTTCCGCAATGCGTCAATTGATTGATGCAGGTACTTTGGCTAACTTACCGGCAGGCTTTAAAGCTAAAGGTGCTCGGATTGAGAACAGTGACATTCCGTTACAGCCAGGCGAGTGGCGTGATATTGACGTAGGTGGCGCTGAGCTCCAAAGCTCTATGCTCCCGTTGCCATACAAAGACCCAAGCCAGACATTATTTACATTGATGGGCTTCTGTGTAGAAGCAGGCAAGCGTTTAGCCTCTACTGCCGACATGCAAGTAGGTGATGGCAATCAAAATGCAGCAGTAGGTACAACAATTGCGCTTCTTGAAAAAGGCGCAACCGTTATGTCAGCAATTCACAAGCGTATGCACTATGCACAGAAGCTTGAGTTCAAATTGTTGGCTGAAGGCTTTGGTGAATCTCTCCCTGAAGAGTACCCATATGATGTTCCAGGCGCATCACGCAAGATTAAGCGTTCTGACTTTGATGGCAGCGTTGACGTACAGCCTGTTGCTGACCCTAATATCTTCTCGTCGGCCCAACGTATCACTTTGGCTCAAACGCAGCTCCAGATCGCTCAGAGCGCCCCACAAATGCACAACTTATACGAGGCGTATCGCCGAGTGTACGAAGCATTGGGAACTAAGCACATCGATTCGATCCTGACTCCACAGAATCCAGACATGCCAAAAGACCCGGCATCTGAAAATGCGGATGTGTTGGATGGTGTAGCACTGAAGGCTTTTGCAGGCCAACAACATGACGCTCATATTATGAGCCACCTAATCCAAGGTATGTCCCCAATCCTGCAAGCTAACCCAATGTCTGCAGTGCAACTGCAAAAACACATTTTGGACCACATTAAGACCAAGGCTGAAGAAGATACAGAAGCTGAAATCTTTAAGAGCTATGGCACAGACCCTGAAGGCCTCGTGTCTGATCTACAGCGTGAAGCCATGATTGCTATTAAGGTTGTAGAAAACCTCAAAGAAGCTAAAAAGGTTCAAGAAGAACTTTTGGGTGACCAAAGCGATCCACTGGTTAAGCTCAAAGAACAAGAGCTCAAGCAAAGTGCTCAAAGAGATCAACAGAAGACTCAAATTGAAACTCAGCGTATACAGCTAGATCAAGCTGATAAAGCAAAGCAAGATCAGATTGACTTGCAAAAAATTCAATCCAATGAGAAGATTGCAAATGAACGCCTAATGGTGGCCATGCAAAAACAAGGAGCTCAGAATGCCAACCAAACCCGCTAAAAACAAAAAAGAAATGTCTAAAAAAGGTTTTACAGCTAAGCAGATCCAAGCACCCGAGTCTATGGTCACTTCTCAAAAAAGTAAAATCATAAAGCGTGGGGGTAAAGTGACTTTTAGGCGTGATGGAAACTTACCTGTAGGGCTCTATTAATGGCTGCCTCTCATTTTTCTGGACCAGTCGTTTCAGCTAATGGTTTTATTGGCGATATAACGCTTAAAACTCCCTTGGCTGTTGCTTCTGGCGGTACAGGCAGAGCTCTTGGTAATTACTCTGTATATTCCAGAGAAATACATGTTAGCCATGCTGATGGTAACGATACAACAGGTGATGGCACTTTAATTAATCCCGTTGCCACAATCACCAAAGCGTTAACATTACAAACTGCAACTCGCCTTACTGTTATTGTGCATCCAGGAGTCTATGCAGAAAGCCCCACAGTAACTACAACAAACACAACAATTGCAACCACAGAACTTACTGGTGCTAACACGCAAATTAACGGAACTCTGACCTTGACTGTGGCGGCTCGTATTAGTGGTCTCAAGATAACTAATTTGACCATAACAGGGTCTGGTGGCACTTACATTTCAAACTGTACCGTAGACACAAGAGTTATCAAATCAGGTTCAAATTATGTTGAAATTATTAACAGCGAACTTCAATGCACCTTAGGTATTCAGATTTCTGGCGCTGGTGCTGTTTCTATTGTAGGAAACAAGTGTTGGGCTGTAGCGGTATCTAACGCAAGCGCCAATGTTTTAATTAAAGATTGTTTCCAAGTTATTACCCCAAGCGTAACGGCTGGAACTTTGCAAATTGATGGTTCTGCTATTTTCGCGGCAAGTCCTGCGTCTAACGCT